TATGACAAGTGTTGGAAAGGCTATCGCAAAGTACCTGGTAAGAAAGCTGGCGAAAAGGGTAGCTGTAAAAAAATTGAAAGTTTTGATCCACAATCAGAGCCAAGCAAGGCAGATATGATGGCAGACGAATTTATGTCAGCATATGAAAAAGGTGGAGAACCAGCACTAGCAAAAGCAATGGGCATAAGCGATCAAGAACTTGATCAAGAAATTAACGAGTATGGTATGGAACACGGCTTACACGCCGACGACGATAGAGATGATATTATCCAAGGTGTTATTGAACAAATGATCGATAATATGGACGAAGGCAATGCATATGCTAACGCTGTACGTCAAGCCAAAAAAGATGGCAAGAAAAAAGGCGACGAGATTGACGGACCAGACGGCGAAAAGATTAAATTAGAAAAAGAAAATGAAAAGACACCATTAGGAGAGTTTATACTTTCTTATTACGATAAAGAAACAGGCGAATTTCCAAAAGGCGAAACAGCAATACTTACTATGGTAGAAAAAGACTATGGAAATGAGTTTATAGAACCTGCAAAAGCGTTTATTACTCGTGTATATGAAGTAACAGAAGAATACAGAGAGCCAGAAGTATCACCAGAATTCGAAAGAATGAGAGAACTAGCAGGCTTAAGATAAATAGAATTGGATGAGTAATCCATTAAGTTTTTAAGTTTTTCTTTAAAAAAGACTTGACATTGTTTGTAGAATAGCATATAATAAGAACTGTGCTACAAACAAATAAGGCACAAGAGTAGCAATATTGTTGCTCTGCACATAGGCATAACATTTTAGGAGGCACAAACTATGGCATCATTAGCAGAAATCCGAGCAAAGCTCAAAGCACAAGAAGCAGGAGCTTCAGGTAACCGTCAATCAGGCGGTGACAACAGCATTTACCCATTTTGGAATATTAAAGAAGGCGAGTCGGCAACGATGCGTTTCTTACCTGATGGCAATGCAGATAACACTTTCTTTTGGAAAGAAAGACTTGTTATCAAACTACCATTTGCAGGCGTAAAAGGTGAAACTGATTCACGCCCAGTACAAGTACAAGTACCGTGTATGGAAATGTACGGCGAAACTTGTAATATTCTTAACGAGGTACGTGGATGGTTTAAAGACCCAACTTTAGAAGATATGGGTCGTAAGTATTGGAAGAAGCGTTCATACATCTTCCAAGGGTTTGTAACTGACAACCCATTAACAGACGATACTACACCTGAGAATCCGATTCGTAGGTTTATTATTGGTCCACAGATCTTCCAGATTATTAAACAGGCACTTATGGATCCTGATATGGAAGAATTGCCAACAGATTATACTGCTGGTGTTGACTTCCGTCTTAACAAAACTTCAAAAGGCGGGTACGCAGACTACTCAACATCTAACTGGGCTCGTAGAGATCGTCCACTAAGTGATGCAGAAATGGCTGCTGTTGATACACACGGTTTGTTCAATCTAAATGACTTCCTTCCTAAGAAGCCTGGCGATGTAGAACTAAAAGTAATGCAAGAAATGTTTGAAGCATCAGTAGATGGCGAAGCGTTTGATATGGATCGTTGGGGACAGTATTTCCGTCCAGCAGGATTCGCACAACGCACAGGTGATCCGACTAAGGCAGCAAGCCCAGCGGCTACAGCAACTAGTCAGAGCGCACCTGAACCAACTGCAACTGCTCCAGCGGCAGAACCAGTAGCAGAGGCAGCACCAGCAGCAGCACCTGCAGAAGGTGGCAACGCCCAAGACATTCTAGCAATGATTAGATCACGTCAAGGTTAATAAAATAAGACGTCTCTACTAGTAAAATCGAGAACTGAGATTCAAGGTTTACCTGTCAACGTTCCAAACACTAGTAGAGACTAACTTTTAAATAGGAGAATAATATGGCGAATAAATCATTCGACCCAACGAAGTTTAGAAACTCGTTAACAAAAGCTATTTCAGGTATGAGTGCAGGATTTAACGATCCAACTGATTGGATTAGCACAGGAAACTATGCACTCAACTATCTTATCTCAGGAGACTTTAATAAAGGTGTTCCAATGGGTAAGGTTACTGTTTTTGCAGGAGAGTCTGGTGCAGGTAAATCATATATCTGTGCAGGCAACATTGTAAAAGAAGCACAGAAGCAAGGCATCTTTGTAGTACTAATTGACTCAGAGAACGCACTTGATGAATCGTGGCTACACGCACTTGACGTAGACACAGCAGAAGATAAACTACTTAAACTTAATATGTCAATGATTGACGATGTTGCTAAAACTATTAGTACATTTATGACAGACTATAAAGCAATGAATGAAGAAGAACGCCCTAAGGTGTTGTTTGTAATTGATAGTTTAGGTATGTTGTTAACACCAACAGATGTTGATCAGTTTAACAAAGGTGATATGAAGGGTGATATGGGTCGTAAGCCTAAAGCACTAACATCACTTGTTCGTAATACAGTTAATATGATTGGTTCGCACAACGTAGGACTTGTATGTACTAACCACACATATGCATCGCAAGATATGTTTGATCCAGATGATAAGATTTCAGGTGGTCAAGGCTTTATCTATGCGTCAAGTATTGTAGTTGCAATGAAGAAGTTAAAACTAAAAGAAGATGAAGATGGTAACAAGATCAGTCAGGTTATGGGTATCCGTGCTGGCTGTAAGGTTATGAAAACACGTTATGCAAAACCGTTTGAAGGTGTGCAGGTAAAAATCCCATACGAAACAGGTATGAATCCTTATAGTGGTTTACTTGAATTGTTTGAAGCAAAAGGCATCATCAACAAGCAAGGTAATCGACTTGCATACACTACACTCGATGGCGAAGAAATCCTTGACTATCGTAAAAAGTGGATTGGCGAAAATCTTGATAAGGTAATGTCAGATTACCTTGTAAAGGAATCAACAGTGGTAAATACCTCTGATGACGTCACTACTGACGACGAAGCAGAAATAGAAGACCTACAACCAATCGAGGAGTAAATTATGGATGATACGCAAATAGTTGAGATCTGGACAATGTTTAAAGAGTATGTTGATAAAAAACACGTTGAGCAGGCAGCTGAACGTTATATAGATCTAATGGCTGATATGGGTACTGATGATCAGCAGTTTACGGCTGCACTAGGACACGATGCTGCATTAGATATTGCTATTAACTATTATCTAGATCTTGACGAAGATGATGTATTAGACGAAGAAGTAGAATGGGATGAATAATGGGTTGGTATAGCGAAGTTTCACGTGATGTATCTAAAATACCCGGCGCAGTGGCTCACTTTGAAAGTGAATTAATTGATGCTCGTATTGAAGTAAAACTTAAAGGTAATGTTGAACGAGCGGCAGCAGAAATGCCTGGCATCGTTGAGCATAGATTTAATCAGTTACAAGAAATTGAAGCTATACTAAACTATTTAAATATTGAGCTACGTAGATTGCGTAGTTCATATTTTAAGAAATATCTCGAAAACTATCAACGAGCTCTGTCAAGCCGTGACGTTGAAAAATACGTAGACGGTGAGGCAGATGTTGTTGATTATGAAAAGATCATCAATGAGTTTGCACTAATGCGTAACAAGTGGTTAGGCTTACTCAAGGGTTTAGATCAAAAGCAATGGCAAATTACTAATGTAGTTAAGCTAAGAGTGGCGGGTATGGAAGATGCCACTTTATAATGTAGTATTAGGATGTGATCAAACTTATTATGACGACTGGGCAGTGCCATTACTTTTAAGTATACACCGGCATAATCCTTGGATCAGTCTCCACTGTCATATAGTAAATCCCACAAAAAGAAACACACTAAAATACGCAAATATTACTTCCGAACAAAGGATTTTTGCAAACGAAGAAGCAAAGATTTCGTACTTACAAAGTGTAAGATTCTTAGTGGCAGAAGAAAAATTTTCTAATAATGAAAATGTGTTTACTCTTGATGCTGATACTATTTGTACACGACCGATCGAAAATCCTATCGAAATCAACGAGCTATTTCAAAAACAACATATCTTAAAACATCAAAAAGAAGATCGCTGGTTAGCAGGCCTTGTTGTGTTTAATCAAAACGGTTTTAGACAAGCACTTTATAAAGAACTAACCTCAATTCCGTTTGATGATTGGAAATGGGGCCGAGACCAAACTGTCTTAAATACTTTTGCAAAAGACTTTAATTTTGAATCAGTTGGACGCAAATGGATGTCAGTAGGAAAAATTAAAAATTCATCTAGTGTATTCTTGACATTAAAAGGTAATCAAAAATATAGTGATAAGTATTTAAATAACTATAACAAGTACAAAAATTAAGGTATAAAATGACATTACAAGAACACCTTGGCGGCCACAACGGAATCACACATACTGACGAAGGTGTATTACAATGGGCTATTAAAAACCTAAATACAAACTCAATGTTGGATGTTGGATGCGGACCAGGAGGTCAAGTTGAACTTGCCAATAAAATAGGTATTACTGCTGAAGGCATTGATGGCGATCACACATTAGAAAGATACGATTCAAACAAGTTCATTATACACGATTTTACAATCGGCCCTGCTCCAGTAAGTAAACAGTACGATCTTGCTTGGAGTTGTGAATTTGTAGAACACGTATACGAAAGATATATTCCAAACTATGTTCAAGCAATGCAAAAATGTAAATTTTTAATAATGACATATGCTCCTGTAGGAGCCACTGGATACCATCACGTAAACTGTAATACACAAGAATACTGGATTGATACAATGTTAAGTTACGGATTTATATTTGATAATGAACTAACTATAGATATGCGTAAACATTCTACAATGGGTAAAAAAAGAAAACATCAATTTATAAAACGTACAGGTTTATTATTTAGAAATGAACAAAAATAGTTTAGTAGTCGCTATAGAAGAAATGTATAGGAATCATCCTATACCCAATCTTCCTAACTTTAAAATTGTGTCTTGGGCTGATCAAGATACACTTGCATCAGCTGATGTTTTTTTACAGCATAACATAGCTGGACAAAAACGTAAAAAATTAGAAAAATATTATCAATATATTTTAGACAGTGGCAAGCCTTTTATAGTTGCCGAAGCTCCGGTGTTTCGTCGAAATATGAAACAGTCTGGCTGCTCAGGAGCATATCATAGATATAGTTGGACAAGTTACTTTCAAGACGAAGGTAATTATTGTAATGAAAATAGTCCGAATGATAGGTGGTTACGTATACAACAA